CACCGCCGTGCTCCCCGGATACGATTCCAGCACTCGCTTGTTGATGACGTCGGGGCGTAGGCTCTTGCTCATGGCAGCACCTCCAGTGTGATCGGCATGACGCCGATGCCGAGTTTCACGCCGAGCCGATGCCATACCTCAGGTGATAAGTCGATCAGGGGCTCATCACCCCTGACGGATCGGACGCCGTAGCAGCTGCATTCGTCCACCACGTGGACGATGACCGAGCGCCCAGTGATCAGGCTGGTGATGCGGACGTCCCATGAAGTCATCCAATAGTGCTGCTTGTAGACTCGCAGGTCAAAGCCGATTGCGCCGTATAGGGTGATCCCTGCGCGGGTGTACCACGTCTCGCGGGTGCCACGGCTGGCGTCATACCATGTCGCCGTGCCGACGAAGTAGCCCGATGGTAGTGCTGGCTGATCAGCCACGATGCCCATGTCAAATCGTGTGAGCGGCTCAGTCGTCGGCTGCGCGTTGGTGATCGGTGCCAGTGCCAGTGCTAGGGCCAGTGCGATCTTCATGACTGCTCACCTCCCGACTGCTTGCCGAACCATGCGATGAAGTCATCCAAGTCCAGCACGATCATCGTGCGGCGACGTTTACCAGCACCGGGGGAGTCCCCTACTACCAGTGCGGCGAGCTGATCGCCCTTGACGGGGATGGTACGCAGCCAGCCGTCATATCGCTCAGAGTACGATCCGCCGACCTTGCACTGGACGGCGATCCACTCGTTGGCAACATCCTGCTTTCCGCCGAACTGCCCGACGCGCTGACCGTTGAGGCGTTTCGCCACCTCACGCTCGAAGGCGTTCCCACGCTGTCTTGCCGTACGTCCCCGACGGCTACGCGCAGCGTTCTGCACGTCGATATCCAAGTCATTCATGCGGCTCATGGTAGAGCCTGCCCGAGTCCGACGATCGTGAAGATGCTGATGGCGAACCATATGATCACGATCCCAGAGTGCGCGCGCTGGACGGTCAGTCCGATCCACGCCATGCATAGCGCGATCAGTGCGTGCACTGTCATCAGGGTGATGATCAGCGACGTGATCACTTGACGCATGCCTTGTGGCGCCAGTGCAGGCGCACGTTGCCCTTGGTACCGCTGAAGGTGATGACCTTCACGCGCTGGGCTGGGAAGACGGGCTTCTTGGGATCAGCTACGGCGATGATCTTCCCGCATTCCGTGCAGTCAGTCTCAGTCCAACTTGGGAGCAGCGATGGCCCGCCACGTTTCGCCTTTACTCCTGCCATGTCTGACCATCACGCTGCAGCATTGAGCCCAGCTTCACCATCATAGCGCTCATCGCGTTGCTGAGGGTGTCGGCTTCAACGGTCAACGTCTGACCGTCATGATCTTCGCATTGCAGGGTGACCTTGCGCGTCTCCGTGTCGATGCTGCAGTTGGCGTATCGGAAGCCCACCATCTCCGCCATGGTTTCCAGTTCGCTCAGTTCACTCATGCCTCTACCTCCATAGTCGCCGCCTCTAGTACGGCTGCCACGCACTCTAGCGGGGTGAGGGCGCTGGTGTCCAGTACCACCTCAGCCTCCATATCCCCAGCCTGACGCTCAGTAACGTCACGCTGCCACGGCTGCAGCTCACCTTCCGGGGCGCGTACCAGCCGCACGAAGAGCGTGTCTGGGTACCACGCCTTGATGAAGGCCCGCTCGGCGTCCAGCCTGACGTCATCAACCACGAACTGGATGCTACCAACCACGCCGTCATCAGCGCCCTGCTTCGTCCGACGCAGCCATATTCGCATCCAGAAGAGCGTATCCATCTCCCTCAAGGCAGCGCCTATCTCTTGGAGCAGCTCACGCCCGCTGATCAGCCGAGAGAGTCCCAGCGTCTGCTGCGGATACTTCATCGCCTTATCGAACCTGCCGTACGCCATGACGGCTACCTCACGGATAGGTGCAGCGATACTGGTGACCTGATACCCATGATGCTCAGAGAGCATCTGGCTGAGTGTCGTCTTGCCAGTTCCTGCCTTACCGATAAACGCCACGCTCCTCATCCGACGATCCTCCTCAGGATTTCTCCCGCCTGTAGGGGGGAAGGGGGGTTCTCTCTCTCACTCTTCTCTGCTCTCTCTCTTAACCGTCCGACTTCCGTCAACTCCCCCGATTCTGAGCGTCGCCGTGCGGTCATCGCAGCCTGACGTCGGGTCGATGTCGGGTCAATCTGGTACCGATGCCAGCCAGTTATCGCCACGATCCCTGCCTGATCTACCCCCAGCAGGCCCTTGCTGATCAGCCCACTGATCGCCTTCCCAAAGCGGCTCCCGATGCATGCCTTGAGATGCTCACGACTCTTAAAGATGCCACCGCTGCGCAGCTGCTTCGCCTCAGCGATCGCCGTGACGAAGGCCCGGAACTCAGTGTCAGTGAGTCCAGCGATCTTGTCGTCCTTGTGGGCGTTCGCGTCCCACTTGATCCATAGCCCCATGATGCCTCCGATGCTGGTGGGGGCGACGTATTCAGCCGCCGCCCCCGTGGATGACCTAGAACGGCAAGTTTTCCAGAGTCTCCTCAGTCCGTTCAGGCTCACCGATAGGTGCTGCCTGCTTGGCGATCCAGTCCATGGATGGCTTCCGCTTGCAGAACTGACCATCCGTCCGAGCTGAGCACGCCCAGAAGGGTGCATACGGCTTGTTGGTCGTCTTTGATACGCCTCCGGGTTTCTTCGTCCACGGCTGCCCATGGTCAGGGCAGTTATCAGCGCCGAACATCTCCATCGCCGCCTTGAGCACCACCGTGTCATGCCCGACTGCTGCCGCAGGTGCTTGCTGGATGGCTGGCTTGACCGTAGGGGCGGCTACGCGCCCCGCTGCAGGGCGATCGCCGCCGTAGAGGTACCGAGCCACCCCAAAGAGGCTGGCGCAGCGCCTGAGGGAATCTGACGCCGCCTCCTTGAGGGACTCTCCCGAGCCGCCCGTCTCGTAGCCGAAGTCTTGCCGACGGGCCACCGTGCCGTCAGGGAAGCGGACGGTCAGGATGCCGACCACCGTGCTGGTGTCGCCGACGGGCTCCACTGCGAAGTCCCATGCGTTCACGCCCAGAACCTCATCAAGTCGAGCTGCGACAGTACGGGCGTCAACCCACGTCAAGTCCTTGCCGCCTGCGCCAGTACGGTGACGGATCACCTCAGGTGGAAATGGTGCCGACAGCGCGGCGAGTACGTCTTGGTGCTTGCTCATCGTGATCCCTCCTTCTTCTTGCGCGCCACCTTGGCGGGCTTTTTTGTCGCCAGTTCCTCACGGGCGACCTTGCGCAGCAGTGCATCCTTGAGCCCCGGAATCTCCTTCCCGTCCAGCCCAGTGATCACCAGCCAGTCGTTGCTCTCTGTCTTTTTCATGCGACCTCCTTCTTGGGGAAGAGTCCCCAGTCGTTCAGTTCTTCGATCGGCTTCAGCCACGCTGGAGCCCGACCGTTGCCGAAGTCAGTCTTCGGACTTGCCTTGAGGGCTCGGATTCCCTCTACGTCCAGCCAGCCCACGATGCGCTTGATCGGGCCTGCGCCCGTCACGAGCACGTGCACTTGCTCACGCTGTTCGTTCTCTCGGACGATCAGCCCAGTGCCAGCCGTCCACTTCACCTCTACTTCGCCGAGCCACGGCACCTCCACGTCGGGCTCGCTCAGATAGGTGTCGACATGTGCTGCCCATGGCAGCCCTAGGGCGATGCATACTGCCATCTCAGCAGCTGCACCGTCGATGTGATTCTGCAGGCTGCGATCAGCCGACTGACCTGCACGCCCCTGCTGCCCCTTCACCTTGCTGGATGTATCCCGCAAAGTGCCCACTGCGCTGGCGCGTGCCCACTCGTAGGGATCAAGGATCACCGTCTGCTCAATCATGGAGCCCTCCATCGTTGATGATGAAGCGACGACTTCCGGGCTTCTCGTTGCTGAATCGCTCCAGCGCCGCACCGTACGTCTCAGGCGCGACGCCCTGCAGCGCGTCAGCGACGGATCGCCAGTCAGTGACCTGCGATGGGCGAGCCTGCTTCCAGTACACCGTCCACCCATTGCCAGCCAGTCCAGCCTTCTCGCCGATCGCCTCTTTCAGGATGATCTCGAGTGCGCCTTTTTTCTCCTCCACGAAGTGCAGCTCAGCGTTGACCTCACGCAGCTGGGCGTAGACGCGCTCTAGGTCAGCAGTCGCCTCTACGAACTCATCCGACGCCTGAGGCGTGGCGATCCCGTACGCCTGAGCGTCCAGTGCCTCCAGTTTCGGCGGCATATCCGTATCCACCGCCTCTAGGAAGAGCATCGCCGCACGCTGAATCTCAGCCCAGAGTGCAGGGTCAAACTGCACGCGCTCGATCTTAAAGACGAGCCCGCCCAGTAGCGCGACGACGTCGCACCAGTCCACCCAGAGAATCCCCATCTGAACGTGCGTCTGGATGTCGACCTCCGGGGGGACGGGCCACATGCTCCAGCGCGGGCTGGCTGACGTCTTAATCTCCACGATGCCCCGCGGCTCGCCGACGATCGTGCGATCCAGTGACGCCATGATGCGCGGGTGCTGCTTGAGTCGGATGATGCCGTTCGACTTGCGCAGCTTCACGCCGCGCTCCTCTTCGTAGTAGCGCCCGACGGCATCCTCTAGGATCACGCCGCGCTGCGCAGCAGCCCCGACCTTCTGGGGCGGTGTCGCCCCAGTCTTCTCAGCCCAGAGCTGGTACGGCGTCTTATACGGGCTCACGCCCATCACTGCCGCCATGTCGGAGGCTCCCAGCCCCTGACGTCGCAGTTCCAGCCACTCAGGGCTGCGTTGCGGCGCCTTCACAAACTCGTACTGCTTCCTCACTGGATCACCTCCCGTGACTTCTCCAAGGCTTTCTGCGCGGCGCGCAGTTTGACCTTTGCCTCCGCTAGGCGCTCTACGTCGACCGTGCGGTAAATGTCCACCACCTTCGTCCAGTGGCGCACGCTGCAGTCGGCGCATAGGCGCTCATTCAATGACGGCTTCATATCCGTCTCCATTTTTCGTGCGCAGATGACGCACTTCCATTTGGTCACTTTTTGTCCTCCTTTTTACGATCCATCTTGGCCCAGCCCTCACCCCGGAACTGGATGCTGCTGGGGGTAATCTCCAGCTGCATCCATGCGCCGCATCCATCGCAGCGTGGCACTACGGGCTGGAAGCCCGTCTGCAGTCGCTCCTCAGTGATGCAGCACGTCATGCAGTAGAAGACGTAGAGCGGCATCAGAACCTCCCCGTCGGCGTCGTGCGCGGCTTGCGATGACGTCGCTCTTCGAGTCGCACGCAGTAGGAGCACTCGCCACACACTGGCGCGTGCGGCACCAGTGGACGCTCGCACTTCCCACACATGAGAACCCGCACGCAGGGGCGGTGCTTGCCGATCCCGCTGATGTC